CACGCACGCAGGAGGCCCGGCCCCCTTTCAGATCTTTCCCTCCTGGCTTGGGAAACGGTCCAAACAGACAAAGCAGATGCGACTTCACAGAATATTGCGGGACAATGGACGCTTTGGCGACACACTATCAGCCTTGGATGCTCGGTCTCTGTTGCGAGCCCGTCTCTTTCAACCGGGACGAACAGGGGGCGACATCGTGGAGGACTTGGTGGGCCTTGGATTGACCCGTGACGATATGATGGATACACTTGTGGATACAGTCTTTCCGGGAGATGAAGCCTCTGTGAACCTGGATACAAAAACAAAAGGGGCCGTAACACGGGAATGGAAGAAACGAGAGGGGGATCGGATTGTACGGTCTTCCGGTGTAACCGACTCTACAGAGGATGTCTATGATTCAGAAGAAGAAGACATGGACTAATATAGAATCGTAAAACGATTCGTTATTAGATATTTTTAAGCATTTATAGCTTGGCAGGGAACCCCACCAGGTTGGCACCGAGACCGAAGCCGGCACCCTGGCGAGCCGTCAGGCCCACGGAGGGGCTGAGGAGATCCAGGATGGCAAAGACACCCGCAGCGATGACGGAGACGACGACGATCTCCTCCACGTTGGGGACCTTGCGGGGGATGATGACCATCGCAACGGCGACGGCGAGACCCTCAAAGAGATACTTGATGGCACGTGTGATGAGTTCAGTGGCGGAGAAGCTGTCCATTTATATGAAGGGTTCCGAAAAAAAACGGTCGCTCTTTTTTTGAAGGAAGGGGGGGGCGGGGCGATTCGGGAAGGTGCGGTCAAATCTAAAGATTGGACTCCCTAGTCTGTCTAGAACTATGGCCGATGCATCCGAGAAAAAAGAGGTCTACCTCGAAGCAGACAAGGAAATACCGGGACAGAAATATGTGGCCCTGAGTTTTTTGAGCCCCACAAAAGTCCTGAAGAATAAGGACATCTATTTCTTCTCCGAATTCCTAAAGGATTACGAGATTCAGTATAAAATCCGGGCGACTGAAACCTTTCTCATGAAGGAGACTACCAAAGTCCAGGAGGCCGCCTCCAAGGTACAGGATGTACTCAACAACCTCGCACTTCGTGGAGGTACGTTTACGGCCGAGGACATCAGCGGTGCTGTAGCAACCGTGACGGACATGCGGGCTTCCCTCACCAAGTCGGTCGCCACGGACCTGGAGGCCCACGTCAAGTCGGAAATGTCGGATTTCAAGGACTCTTCCATCCAGGAGACGTACGATTCCTTTCTCTTCAAGCAGAAGAAGCGTCTGGAAGAGGCCTTTTTTGCGAAAAATGAGTTTCGTACGACGGTTCAAGGTCTCAAGGTTCGGGGATCCTACGATACATATGCGGAGGCCGTCAATCGTGCCAAGTCTCTTCAGAAGATTGATCCCTCCTTCAACGTCTATGTGGCCCAGGTAGGCTTTTGGTTGCCGTGGGATCCGGAGCCTTCCGATGTGGCGGATCAGGAGTATGCCGACGATCAGTTGAACCAGCTCATGAAGAAATACAAGGAGAATGAGACGCAACGTGACGAGTTTTATGCCGAGGAGAAGCAGAACCGTATCAAAGCAGGAAAAGCAAAGGCGACTGCTTCTGCTTCTGCTTCTGCAACGGAAGTAAAGGAGGATCTCAAAGAGGCGGGTGTCACGGACATGTTTGCGGGAGAGGATTTGGCAATCAAGAGGAAGCGTGAGCTGGCGGAGGCCAAGGCGGTGGTCAAGGAGATGGAAAATGTGATTTCCCACAGTGCGAATTAAGGACTCGCCTGTGATTGCTCCCGTTGAATCGCAGCCGTATCCACGGGAGCGATTACTGTAGTAGTTGATTGTATTGTATTGGCTTGTTCTACTAGCAAATACAAACGTGTTCTCACTGCTCTCAAGATGTCTCCGCAGACCAGAAGGAACAGAATGGGAGGCATAATGGCTGATAGGAGCGATCCAGCGTATCCCATCGGAATATAGGAGGAAAGATAACACAGGATCACAAATAACGAGATGAGACACCAATGCCCAATAGCGGTATAGATAAAGATGCTGGAGGTCAATAGATTTGGCATGACTTTCCAGACAGCCACGGCAGCGGTCACCCACGTGAGAAGAAAGATACCGTCGGATATAAATTTAAGCCTCCTCTCCTGAGGAGAGGAGGCTTAAATTTATATAGCGGTTGCAGCGAAGCGGCAAAAAGGATTAATTACGCCTCCACCCTTTGGGTGGAGGCGTAATTAAATACTTTACGGTAGACATGAAGGTCCATACGGCCGACAAGAGCATTCCGATAGAACTTGTGTAGCGAGAATAGAAGATGCCATACCCGCACATGTAATAAAAGGGAATTCCGCAAATGGTCAGGGCTACGATGTTGTTGGAAGCAAACGCCTTGATGATGCTATTGTAAGATTTCCGAAGACCCCGAAACCAATCACGAGGCGGCTTTTTTTGCTGCTGCTGCTGCATGGGTTCTGGTGATTTTTGAAGAGGATTTTATGAGCGGTTCAGTATCATTTTTTATACCTGTATACCTAACATATAGTCCATTGAATGTCAGACGCAAAGCAGTGTCCCTGGTGCGAACGTTGGTGTCTGAAAGATGATGCCTGTAACTATATTTTTGCATGCGGATTGCAGACGGGTGGGGGAGGATTTATGATCGGAGCCGGTTGCGGGCGTTCGTGGTGCTGGTCTTGTGGGAAAAAGTTTTGTGGACAGTACATTAATGTGACTACCGGTAGCAAAACTGCAACTGCAAAAGAGCATCATACTGCAGAGTGCTGTAGAAAAGAGGAGGGCTTTACAAAAGAGACGTATTGTCCAGGTGGTCACAATTCACACTGCGACCCACGATTTGAAGAAAAATGAACCTTTCCCGCCTCTTTTGGTATCATCATTCCCATGTATATTCTTTACCTTATTCCAGATTCTTCCGTAGAGGCAAGGTATCGTGAAATAGCGGCGGCTTATTTAACGAAGCCATTTGCGGAGCGGGATGCCGGATTTGATCTCCTGAGTCAAGACCAGCTCTTTGTTCCAGGATCTCCCACGACTAAGGTATCTCAATTGACCAAGGCGGCCTGCTATGATACGGAACGAGGGGTCTTTCGGGCCTACTGGATGGCTCCTCGGTCCTCTCTTTCCAAAACTCCGCTCCGCCTAGCAAATTCGATGGGTCTCATTGATGCCGGATACCGTGGCACTCTTTTGGCTGCGGTCGACTTTCACGGAAAGACCGACTTTCCCTGCTCCTTGGGGGATCGCTACTTTCAGGCAGTCACACCGGATCTTCTCCCATGGGCCTCTATCCAATTTGTCTCTGAAATTCCCGGAGGAGCCACACTTCGAGGAGAAGGAGGATTTGGAAGCACGGGGGTGTCTACGGTTGCCGGCCCATCGGGTACGTCGAATGACATATCCTATTATTCCTAACAATGCGGTACCTGTCCCTTTTTTATTTGTGGGGTTCAAAGAAATGGGAGCTGTCTTTAGTGATCTATCCTCCTCCAGTAAAAATACAAAACCCAAGTCAAGTGCTACAACTGCTTCGATCGTAGACCTCATGAAGGCTCCTGCAGTTCCTTCTGCTCCTTCTGCTCCTGCTGCTCCTTCTGCCCCTACTCCTGAGCCTGTAGCCCCTACTCCTGAGCCTGTAGCCCCTACTCCTGAGCCTGTATCTCCTACTCCTGAGCCTGTATCCTCTACTCCTGAGCCTGTAGCCGAGCCTGTGACTGCTGCTTCTGCTCCCGCTGAGCCTGTAGCCGAGCCTGTGACCGCTCCTTCTGCTCCCGCTGAGCCTGTAGCCGAGCCTGTGACCGCTCCTTCTGCTCCCGCTGAGCCTGTAGCTACTGTGGCAGTTGTAGAACAATATCAGTTAAATCTGGAAGAATTTAAGGAGGGGGCTGAGACAACGAAACCAAAAAACTCAAAAAATAAAAAATCAAAACAATAAAGCACCAGAAAAATTGATACTGCCCTTTACCGAGTAAGCCATATGGTATGGACACTATCGAGTTTTCCGTTGGATTTGGAGGATGGTGTGCCGTCCTCTGGTTCATTATTCTTGTTGGAACCGATTCCTTTCATCCCTTTCTAACAATTATTATTCCTATTATAACAATCACGACAACACTTCTTGTTATCGTGATTGTTCGGTATTGTTTCTTGGCCTTCCTATGGATTCTTTCTAAAATGTTTATGACTTCCGTTATTTCCACGGTTGTCCCTGTGTTTCTGTTAGGTCTTACAACCTTTGTCATAATGGATATTCTTTCAAAAATAAAGGAGGTACAAAACCAAGAACGAACCCAGAGGGGGATAGAGGATCATATCGATTAGATAACAACTAGTATTTTTTCACCTGTACAATCGGACCCTTGCGTTCCACCGTGCCCGCTGTAAGAGGAGGGGCTCCTCCTCCCGCCGCCTCGGCCGCCTCCTTCGTTCGCTCATACTCGGCCGACTTGATCCAGTGTTCCCGTGTACCGATCTTAAAATCAGGGTGAGGCTGGGCCTTGTACCAAAAGACGCAATCTTCAATGCGGTTCGTCTTGGCACCGTTGTGAATCACAAGGCATTCAAAATTTTCTGTACACTGATCCATAATCTGGCAGAACAGTTCAAACGTCGGAAAAATACCGGCAAACTGATCAAAGATACGCTTTCTTGCCGAGACCTGATTTTCACGCAAAATAAACACGTAATCTACCTGACCACGCAGCACAGGAGGAATACCCATCACGTACTGAAGAGCCAAAATGTAGAGGAGACCAAAATGACGACCGTTCATGAAGAGGGATCGGATGTATTTATCAGAAATCCACTTGTTGTCGTACATACAATCGTCCATCACTACAATGTGACGACGATCCAAGGCAGAAGCCCCTCGCAGTTCCTGCTCCTTTCGGATCTGCTTGGTGACAAAATCTTGGCGTTTTAATACATTGGAAATAATCATGGAATTGAATTCTTCATGGATAAAGAGACTGGGTACGATGGAAGAATAAAAGGAGTTGGCACTTTCTGTCCCGGAAATCACGGTGGCAAGAGGAATTCGCTGCTTATGCCACAGTAAATCCTTAATGAGCCACGATTTACCGGTACCACGACGACCAATGAAAATGACAACGTTGTCATCAGGAATCATGGTCATATTGAACTTGGACAGCCGGAGACTCACGGTGGGGCGAGGAGGTCCTCCCGCACCTCCCCCTGCACCGCTCATAGTCGGCAAGATAGAGGAAAGACCAGCACCCGACATAATATATAGATTCCAGAAATATTTTAAACGGGGTATCCTTTCTCATATAAAAATGCGGAAGAGACATTTTCTTTTCCCCGATTCGTCCAGTAGAACTATGCCTCGTGGAAATCAAAAAGGAGGTGGCGGAAACAATGGCAGAGGAGGTAGAGGCGGCGGACACAATGGTAGGGGTGGAAAAGCAAGCCTAGCCTCTCGGGAATCCATCCATGTTGCAAAACCCGGTGTTCAGGAACTTCCTTCGAGTCTTCTTCTTCAACCCTCCTCAGGTCCTGTCCCCCTTCTCTTTCAGACAGCCTTTCCCGAATTTCGGAAACAACAGCCTTTCTTTTCAGCCTTGGAACAGGTCTTTCCTGAATTCAGTGGTGCTGCCGATCGAATCAATTCCTGCTGGATGGGAATCTCTGGCGAATTGATTCATGATATAAAACGTCACGAATATTCTCAATTCTCAATCGAACTGGATCTATCAGGAGTTCAGGAACATGTCTTTTTGAAACGAATCCATTTGCTAGACCCCATTGCCGCCATGGAAGGGGAATACGTGTGGCCAGAAGAAGGCGGACTTCCCGCTCCTTCTGACTTATGGAAAACAGCACTCGCAAAGATTAACAATCCCCTCAATGAAGCCTACGTAGATGCTTTGTTTGCCTTAGTCGCCTCTAAATTCGTAGAGAGTGGACTATCCCCTCATTGGTGCCGTTGTTTTGGAACCTTTTCAGCAAGAGCTGATACCTACATGTACAATATTACAGATGAATATCCCAGTATGCGTCGGAAACCCTGGTGGAATCGGAACCAACGGCTAGGACTGTTTAAGTTCCATGCCAATGAAGAACCGGCCTCCACTGCATTTCTAACAGAAGGCATTACCGACCTTGATACAGAAGAGTTTGAATCGTTGGAAGAAGAGGGGAATGAAATTGTAACGACAACTGTATCTCCTATATCTCCTACAACCTCAGCAAAAGGTTCTCCGAAAGGCTCTGCTGCTGGATCTCGTAGTAGCAGAGCCAGTCGTCATACGGGGGAC